AACGAGAGTGGGGGAACGAAAACACTTTACTTCTTGTAGTAACCATTGCTATCTCCTTATTTAATTTAAGCAAGATTGTTGTCTATCGTTCAGAATATTCTGCAACGACACTACTATATATACCATATAATGCAGGAGTTGTCAAGTAAATTATGATATTACAATTGTTGAGTCCAGAAGATGCGAAAGCAGCAACGGATTACATGCTAGACAAAGAGCGCGAAGGTAAGTTACAAAACGAGAAGGTTCACTTCTTCGGTCCAGAGAATCAACTATCCTATAGATCTTACCAAGATCCGTTTTTTTGCGACCTTGCTCTAAAAGTACAACCAAAAATAGAAGAGTCTTTTGGCGCAAAACTATACCCAACTTACACCTATACTAGATTATATAAAGAAGGTTTTATTCTTGGACCTCATAAAGATAGACCAGCGTGTGAACTCTCATCTTCCATCACTATTGGTTACGGTGGCAGATCTTCTCCATGGGAATTGTATATAGAAGACGATGACGAGAACGAGATAGAATGTTTACTAGAACCAGGTTATGGTTTGATTTACGAAGGTGTGAAATATAGACACTGGAGGTATAGATTAGATCATGGTTGGCAAGTACAATCTTTTGTGCATTATGTAATGATTGACGGTCCTGTGTATCACGAAATCCTAAAAAGAAAACCGGACTTTGATTTCAGTATTCCTTTCAACGATTTTCAAATCATTGGCGATGAACTATCAATGTCCAACTAAAACTTATTGCCTATATTATACTTAGGACTAAGGATCCAGTTGTCTTTATCTTTATGCGAAATGATTTTGATTTGACGTAAAGGTGCACAATCAAGAACCTGTTTTCGATCTACAAGTTTTACAAGACCCCAATCAGATAGAAGTGTAGCAATAGAATTCCTACGTTGTAAATCATTCTCTGTCAAACTAGTCTTCTTACCATCAAGTAAAAATAACTCTTTGAAATGGACAATGAAATATCTGCCCTGCTTGTGTAGAATATGGCAAGACTGGAACAGTTTATTTTCTTGACGTGAGGCGACACCTATTCGTGTCAGTGTTTCTCGTATCTTCAAAAAATCATCTGGTTGATCTATAATAATTTCAACCATGTCTGCTGGAGACCAGTTGATATTGATTTCATTATTGTTTTCTTCCACCGCGACTCACCTTTTTCTGTATAATTTTAAGTTGTTCACCAGAGAGGAGAGGATAGACTTGGAGTGCTTTTTCTTCACTATATCCGTAGTAATCCATTACCGACTTCAAATCAGATGCCATCTCATGCTTTTGCCATTTAGAAAAACGTTTACGTTTTCTAAGAGTATTTATAAGAAAAGCACTTTGTAGTTTGTTATCGATCTGATGATACTTGTTCATTTCATTAGCAAGAAGAACACTATCTTGGAAGTAGGATAACGAGCGGTTGACCAGAAAAGAACTGTAATGAGATTCATTCTCGTCAGTTATAATATCTTTTTTCGTATACGATACGGCGTTTACAAATTCAAAAGGGTTCATTATTTTTTATTCCGGTCTTTAACATTGAAAGCGAGACAAACTCTTTTTGCTCCAGTTTTTGTATTCGACATAACACCATGTACTACAGGAGATCCAAAAAGAATAAAGTCGCCGGGACGAGGTTCTACTTCAACATCCGCATCAGGAAAGTAGATCGTGCCACATCCTTCATCTGCTTCCAGATAATAAGTACCGGCATATTCATTTTCACGTCCGTGACCATGTGGTCCACAACTTTCACCGTCTTCGTATACTAATCCCCATGCATCATGCATCGCTGCAAGGGTGCGATTATTTCGAACACCTATGGTTTGAGTAAACTCATTTAGAGTACGTGAAATTTTACCTAAAAATGGATTCAGATCTTCACCGCCCCAAAAAGAAGGTTGATACAATTTACAATAAGCGCGATCTCTTCTAATAGATGTTTTACTCTGATCGTATGATGCTCCTGCACGAATAAGATCTAACCAGTGCTGATGATCATCGTAGATGACGTTACTACACATCGACACAAAAGGTTCATGAGAAAGAATTATCGGATTTTTCATTGTGATACCATCCCGCGATTACGTATCGCGTCCCGTTTGTTATAATGTCAACAGCATGTTTATGATACATACCATCAAAAAATACCACTCTTCCCTTCACAGGTGCAACAACAGTACCATCTAAAAATGCTGTTGAACCACCATCAAAATCTGAGTTCAGATATAGTATACTTGCTAACTGAGTATCAGGTTTTCCAGTATCGTAATGGTAACCCATACCCGTACCGGAAACCCACTTCACTAATTGACACCAATCTAACACTAACCTTTTTGAAAAAAAACTATTAGCAGTTTCTATATGTTTCTCTATCAAATCAGAGTGCCTATGGGTTACAATAACATTAGATACCTGTTGCCCACTCGCCTCAACATGAAACTTTTTATGAGTCGAATGATAGATAATTTCATCACAGGATTTCTCCGATAGGAAATTGTCTATAACAATAATCTTCATACAAAATCTACGTTCGTCATTACTTCAGTGAGGCATGCAACCATATTTAGTTCATGATCTGCCACAAAAGCATTTTTATATTGATAGTCTGCCAACAAAACCACCAGAACAGGTATACTTCTTTGATCAACCTTTTCCATCATTCTGTCATAGATACTTCTAAAGACTACTGAGCTATCCATATCAATATTATCGGTGACCCACTTACGCATCTTTGAGAAGTCTTTGTCCTTTAGGAATTTGAAAATCTGATCATAGTTCTTATCAGCATTCGAAACACCGATGTTTAGAACACCACCAATTGATGATCGTTGGATCTCGTTGAGAACACGTCTCCAATCGGGCGCGTGTTTCATGATCAGGTTTGCAACTGATGCAATATCTTCTGAAAGTATATTCTCTTTAGCAAGGATATCCATGGTACGTTTCAACATCTGCTCACACAGAGGTGCCATGTCTTTCTTAGATGTATTGAATTCATATACACCACACCGAGAATGGAGTGGTTCAATGATTCTATTCTTGAAGTTACAGGTGAGAATGAATCGGCAGTTATCTGAAAACTCTTCGATGAACCCGCGCAAGGCAGGTTGTGTCGATTGAGGATTCAGATAATCTGCCTCATCAAGGATGACGCATTTGTATCCTCCAGATAAGGATACAGAAGAAGCGAACCGTTTGATCTTGCCTCTGAGAGTTTCAATATTACCCTCTTCAGAACCATTGACTATGATATAATCAATACCAAGTTCGTCACATAATGCCCTTGCAACTGTAGTCTTACCTAAACCAGCAGTTCCAGTGAACAACATATTAGGCAACTCACCGCTAGAAACTATTTTACTAAACGTTTCTTTTAGTTGAGTGGGTAGAATACAGTCTGCGATCTTTGCAGGACGATACTTTTCTACGAATAGAAAATCTTTTGACATTTGTTACTCCGTACATAATATAATTTAGCGATTCAAGGGAGACAAGTTCAATACTATTCAACAACGGGTTGTGGTTCTCCTGCTGCTGTAGGTGCGGAATCCGCGCTTTGACTTTCTTCAATCAATTGAATCAACTGAATACATTGGTCACGTAATTGACCAATTGTGCTCAACTCTTCACCACGAAAAGCACCACGTGCTGTCATAGTATCAATCACAGCGACTGTGCTTCGGGTAACTCGATTACCCAAATCAATCATTTCTTCATTCATTTTATTCTCCATAAGTACTAGTTTTTTCAAGTGCTACCCAATATTCAATCTTGCTACTTCGATTTACAAAATGTGAAATTAGTTTTTGGGAGATAGATACATCATAATCACCCTCAATCATTTTCAAATTATTGATGTTGAAAACAAAATTGAATTGCTCTTCGTTGTATGTCCCGTCCACTGCAATCGAATAAGCATTCGATGTACTATCTGATTTATCAGATACGGTAAGGCATACGGTATTATCTATACAAGATACAGATACCTCATTGTGACCTAGAACCCCTGCTGCCCGTCGAACCTTTGATAAAGTTTCTCGGTCTAGAGTAAATTTGACATCACCTTCTGGTGCAATCACTTTACTAGTGGGGCGGGTCAAAACATCTAAGTCTGAATAATAATACTTGATGTTAGTTCTACCAACAGAGTCACATACTGTAACATAGTTATCGGTAAATTTTAACTCAGGTTTATCAATCAAATTCAAGACTGCAAGAAACTCATTTAGGTCAAAAATACCAAAGGTCTTAGGAAATTCGACATCAACGATTGACTTGCTTACAACATTTTTCGCTTCAGAGATAGTCTGAATCATGTTACCTTCTTCGATAACGATGTTTGGATTGATAGTTGCGAAGTTTTTTAGGACTTGCATTGTTGCTTCTGTAATCATCACTGGTTGTTCCTCTATGTAAGTTGTAATACTATACCACGTTTTTTGTATATTGTCAAGTTAATCTTGGACCCCAGCACCAACCCACCAAAGAGATGCGTTGACCTTCTACCACAGGTTTTACTCTATGGTAAGTTCTGCTGGGAAAAACTACCATTGATCCTGTATGCTTTAGTTTAGATACTGTTTTCACAATAGGTGATCCTGTCACCGAATCAAATCTAGAATGTACCTGAAAATCTCCGCCCTTATATTGACAAGTGTCATTCAGCAATATAGTAAAACTAAGTTTTCTAGCACTAGATTTTCCTAGAAGTTCAACGTCATCTCGATGCCATCCGTAATGACCATCAGGATTGTAAACACCCAATTGAAAAAACTCACAGTGTGTAAGACGATTTTGAAACACCTTTTGATTTACATCATAAATTTTATCTGCAACTTTATTCGCTAACTTATCATGATGAAACCAGTACAGATGAGTATCGCGTATAGATTTGTCTAAGGAACCACCAATTTCTGATCCGACTTTACCCTGTGTATACTTACCATGTTTCGTACCGTACCTTATGATTCCAGAACATTCTTTTTCGGTTAGTACATCAGGTATTACAATATACTCAGGGACTCTGGAAGTTTCAAAATCGACCATGCTTCCGTCAAAGTACGGACCTATTTTATTCATATTGCTTTACTAAAGTTCTTTTCTTTTATGAATTCAATCTTGCGATCAAACTTATTGTCGAGCAGTTCACCTTTATGAGATATTACAAAAACATTTGTATCATCATCTAAGGTATCTAATATCTTCAGCAAATTATCTACCCCATCAGCATCAAGAGATGAGTCAAAGGTTTCATCGAGGATCAATAGATTGGTTGCGATACTGTTTTTCATCTTAGCAATCTGTCTCCATGTGAACAGAAGCGCCAAATCGATACGTTGTTTCTCACCTTCACTAAAAGATGAGTAAGAGAATACATCACGGTGCCGCGAGCGAATAGTTTCATTGAAACCCTCGTCCAGATCGAAGTGAACGTAAAAGTCAAGAACCTGAAGATACTGGTTAGTCAACTTATTAATCACTGGCAAGTATTGCTTGATGATCTTGGTTTTGATACCAGTATCTTTGAGAAGTTCTGTGATAACGTTATTATATTCTCTTTGAGTCGCGTATTCTAGTTTGACATCAACGAGAGTTTCTCTTTCACTTTCTTCACTTGAGAGAGTATCTCGTGCTTCCTGCAAGCTATGTACACCTGTTTGGAGTTCGGATAACTCACCCTGTAAAGAAGTAATTCTTCGCTGGGTCCATGTGATTTTTTCTTTGATGGTGTTGATCTGATTACGCTGTTCAACTTCTGCATCAATAGACTCTTGGATACTGTGCTTCTCATTCGTCAACTTTCCTATTTGGTGTTCACACTGTTGTCTTGCTTCTTCAAGTTCATCCCACTTGTTTTTGGCGTTCTGTACCTTATCCAATCGGAAGGAGGACTCGATGGCTTGCTGACATGTGGGGCAGTCTTCGTTGTCTTCATAGAATTTAATCTCTTTGTTAGATGTTTTCTGTTTAGCATTAAACTGAAAGACATACTTACCCATCTCATTGATCTTAGAATCTAATGATGACTGCTTGGTTTGAAGGTCAGATAAAACAGTATCTTCCCAACTAGTTACTTGGGTGTTTAGGCGGGCCAACTCTTCTTCTTCTTGAGCAATCAAGTCTAACTTTTCTTGCCTAGCAGTTTCAGAGATTTTAGTTAGTTGAGAGATATGCTTCTTCTGAGATTCAATCTTAGTATCACTCATCTCCAACTTATACGAATTGTCCATCAAGGATTGCTTCAGGGTAGAAACTTTCTCTTTTAGGACGGTGTTCATTTTAGAGAACACATTGATATCTAGGAGGTCTTCGATAACGTCACGTCGATGTTGTGCGGGGAGCTGCATAAAAGGAATGAAACTGCTGCTCCCCAACACAACGATCTGGTGAAACGTTTTGTGGTTCAACTTGAGGATGTTTTGCTCAAGGATCTTTTGATATTCTTTAGCATGTGAGTCCTGATTGATCATGGTACCGTCCTGCCATATCTCAAACAGAGCAGGTTTCAGACCCCGAACAATCTTATACTGCTGACCTAATGCGACAAACTCTACTTCGACCACACAGTCTTTATTGTTTACACTGTTTAGTAGTTGAGGTTTGTTTACATTACGATGTGCTTTACCGAACAAAGCAAAGGATAATGCGTCTAGCAAAGTGGACTTACCAGATCCGTTCGCGCCCACAACCAGTGTCGATTTACTCGACGAGAAATCGATTTCAGTAAAGGTGTTGCCAGTGGATAAAAAGTTTCGGTAACGAATTTTATTAAAATTTATCATACGATCTCTAGTGACTGTGCCTCTATCATGAGTTCTCGAACCATAGACTTGATCTTGTCTTTACTGAGATCAGTATCTACCGCATCGATATAACTATACAACAATTCGTCAGTGCTGTCAACACTTATTTTTGAATCCTCAACATTAGAACCAACAAAGTCTTGAAAGTTTTCTGCTATCTGCAATCCGTGTACCTTCTGAAAGTTTACTCGGTCCAAGAACTTCTCAAACTCTGCTGGTTTGGTCTTGTTGACAACAATAACTTTGACAAACTTATCGTCCAGTTTTCTTACGTCAATAAGGTTAGGGTCTTTCTCTTTATCATTGTATAAAATCTTTTCAAATATGGTGATAGGATTTTCAACAGAAGTCAGTTCACGTGTATCCGTATCAAGTACATGAAAGTATTTGCGATCATTACAATCGGACCACATGAACTCCATCTGAGACCCCAGATAATGAATATTACCTATGGTAGATTTGGTATGAAAGTGACCAGAGAGAACCATGTCGAACCTACGAAACAACCCAGCATCCATACCATCATGGCAAGGTATTCCTGCTTGCATCTCAAACCCAGACAGTTCTAAGTGTGCACCCAGAATATCTGCTTTGCAAGTATTGATAAAATATTTTACCTTCTCTTCGTTTTCATTATTGATCCAAGGTATCAAAGCAAAGTTCAAACCATCATAGTTCATGACAGTAGGTTCTTCTATGATGTTTACCTCGTTCATATAGTGACCAAGGAGTTCTTTCAAAGCATTTAGGTTGTTTGTGTTTTTATAATAACAATCGTGATTACCTGGAATAATATCCATGTGTATGCCACGAACGCGCAACTCATCAAGAAATATGCGCCTATTGTGATTAAGTGCTTTGAAATTAATCGAAGTACGGTTTTCATAATAGTCTCCAAGATGTACTATCTTTTTTATTCCATGCTCTTCTAGATATGGAAAGAAAACATCACGATAGAATTTTTCCTGATAATCCATAAAGATTTCAGAACTCTGTCTTACACCAGCATGCGTATCATTTAGTATGGCTACCTTCATTTAGTTCACCATGAAGTCTGAAAGGTCTGAATCTACGTGTCGTGTTCTTCTCTTACGTTCTTTTTTACCGTACTCTTTTACTGCTTTATCCGTGATACCCACACGATCAATACGATCTCTAAGGTCGTCAACAAACGCTTGAGTCTGTCGAGCAGCAGGGTTACCCTCAAATTCTTCTGTCATCAATTGCTCTAAACCAGATTCTGTCAGATACTTGATCTTGATATCTTGTTGCTTCTTCTCCTTCTGAATACGCCGTAGGAACGCATACCATGAGATCTGAGTGAAGTATGCGAACGCATTGGGTTTCCCTGTGCGCGTAGCAGTCTCAAGGTTATAGTTCTCAATTGCTTTCAAGCAGTTCTCTACTGCATCCATTACCATTTCTTCACGATAGGTGTAGCGAACGAAGTTTGCTTTGTGTGAAAGACCTTCTGAAATTTTCAGAAAGCACCGAGCAATGTAATCAGTAACCACAGGTTTTGGTTCTCCTGCTGCAACAGCATCGTTAGAAGATTTTACGTAATCCACAACTGCTTGGGAAAAATCTGCGTTGTTTACGTAGTGCGGTTTGTCTTTTGGTTTGATAGTCATAGTTACTCTCACAGGAAATAGATATATTATACACTAAAAATAAATGTTGTCAAGGGGTTGACAGAAGAAGGAAAATGTGTTACCCTAGAGCTTGACTCGTAAAGGGGAGAATATACTAATGAATAGTATCATCCGTAGGGAAAGGAATAACGTTACTAGGTTGTTCTTTCTTTTTAGGTTCTTCACCTATAACCTTTCTTTTCAAGTTAGCAATCTGATCGACCAAAGTTTTTAGTTTCATCGCTTCTTTTCTGTTGTGTTCTTTCACTCGATCATCAGCAACACTGTCCATATCATTTACAGCACTATAATATTGTATGAGCAATAGATCATTAGGTGTAACACTAGCAGTCACATGGTCCACTTTCAACATGACCATTTCAGTTGACCTTTCGATATACAAAAACCATGGTTTGAACATATAAACCCTATCGTTATTTTCAAATATATTAGTTTCAATAACCATAGCATTTCTAATTATAATATTACCTTCAACTTCTTCATAGTCCATGACTTCACATATAAGTTCTTCACCAGAAAGTAAATGGATCTGTTGTACTGGGTGATTGTTCATATATCTACTTCTACCAGTTTATAATTGAATTGTTCACTCTTATATATCTTTATTCTTTCGGCACAATGGCGCATGGTAAAATTTGCTTTACCTTGATAACGGAGATCGTCGGCAATGTCATATAGTTTGGTATCTCTACCGTCTTCTGACACACGTAAACCTCTACCAATCGATTGGAGTACTCTAATTTGAGATTTAGAGGGGGACGCGAAGATGATATTATGGATATTCCGTATATTAATTCCAGTAGAAAAAGTCCCGAGAGAAGCAAGAACAATACTGTTGGTTTGTTTCTCGACAATACCTCGCACTGCTTCCCTATCACTTGTCTTAGTTTCTCCGCTAACATAAAAAAGTTTCCTACCTTCTTCTATTTTATCCTGAATCAATTCTTTCAGAACCTTACCATGCTTGTCCACAAGGTTGAATAGAACCAGAGTATTACCTTCCAATGATAACGTCAGGTTCCTAATAAATAAATTTCTTTTCTTATAGCTCACCAGAAAATCTATTTCTTCTTGATAGGTTGCCTTTTCAACAGTCTTGCAATACTCTTCTTTATACTTCAGCAATAGTATATCAATATTGAGAGGTGCCAATTGTTTTGCTTTTTGTAGTACTGCTGTGGTGGTCACCTTTTTCACAGGTCCAAACAACCCTTCTAGAACCATTCGATTTGTTTCAGTTCCATCTAAGGTTCCCGTAGTACCGAAACGATACTCCGCATTGATTGCTTTGTTCATTATGCTTGATAGAGATTTTGCCTTGAATCCATGACACTCGTCCCCGAAGATTGCTCCGAAGTTTTCAAACCACTTAGGAGGTAGTCTGTGTATAGATTGCCACGTGGTAATCACTACTCGTTTGCCAGTATTTTTTTCTTTACCAGAATAGATCAGATGACAATTGGTGTTGGTGTCAAATCCATAGGACTCGAAGTCAGATACCATCTGCTGGACTAGACCCGTAGTAGGAACGATAACAAGCATATCTTTGTCGTAACTATCGAAATAGTATCTCAACAAAAGATAGATTATCATGGACTTACCAGAACCTGTAGGAGACAATAAAACGCCTCTCTTGTGCTCTAAGGCGTGTGTGAAGGCATCGTACTGATAGTCACGAGGTGCAAACGGCAGACCTAACTGTGAGATCCAAGACATATTTTTTAGATGGTTGAGTTTGTTTTTCTCGTGTGGAAAACCATAACTGCTTTCAAGATACTCAACAACGTATCCTCTTCTCTTTGCAAATGTTTTGATTGCATCATACAACCCAGCATTTATTTCTCCGTTCATGCTATTGAACAGACGAATCTTACCGTCCCAAACTCTCCGTTTGACTGCTGGCATATACTTAGCACCCGGCACTTCGAAACAGAAGTAATCAGATAACTCTTGTGCAACAGAACTAGCACAGTTGACTTTCAACATGCTATAATCTTTGAGTTTTAGTTCAATAGTGTCCACTAGAATCCCGCTTCAAATTGTTTCCATCGTATAATATTACCGATTGTCTGGTGCCTCCATTTGAGGTTCTCAACAATTTCTTTCAAAGTATCTATACAAGTTTTTAGGTACTCGATTCTTGCTTCGCTTGCTACGAGTTCTGGGTCTGCTTCGATGTAGTGTTCCATCTCGCCTTTCAGTATTTTGAGACCATTGAAAGGATCCGGTTCCCAACCTAACTCAATTACCTCCTCATACGGCATCTTACCTTGATACCACAACCACTTCGACTTCATCAAATCTTTCTGTTTGAATTCTGCTTGTTTCAGTTTTAGTTTAGTGTTGGATAGTAATCCAAGATATTTTGCGTGTAACTCTGGGGTGCATCTTGATGACTCGTCAATTGACGATGGGTCGATTCTACAATCAACTTGCCACTCGGCAAGGATGTTTTCTAAATTCATTATGTAAACTCACAAGTAAAATGTAGTATATTATATCACGAAAATTCGAAGTAGTCAAACTTGAATGATACAGGGAATACAATGTACTCTCCTGTAGATGTGGCAGCGAATTGAATGTCGCCCAACGAAGTAGGAAAGGCATTCCGATACTTGATAGATCTATTAGCATTGTTGGCAGAGGTGAGGATAGAAACAGTTATGTCAGCATATGAAGAAGGAACGATAGCACCTCTAGGACTTACTAACTCATGCTCTTCGTTCACCATACGAAGCATCCAATCATACATTTCTTTATATGATTCCATGTTCTCATCAATCAAGATATCCATAGTGAGGGTACTGTTCTGGATAAAATTACCAGTGAACGATACGTTAGTTCTTTTGTACGGAACCTCGACGCCCTGAACCTCAAGACCTGGATGCTGTACTGACTGAGCAAAGTATTGAAGATGTTTATAGTTCTCTCGACCCACTACGACTTTGAATCCGGTGGGGGAAAGGTAATTGAAATTTGTAATATTATCTGTCATGTAGTTATTTATACACAAAAAAAACCCCGCACGAGGCGGGGTCAAAACATTTTATTGTTTTTATTTTATACAGTATTACGCGAGGATGTTGTCTACGCGGAAGATTCTGTAGTATTGGTTTGAACGAGCAGCAGCCAAACCATCAGCAGCAGCAGCACCTACGAAAGGATTGCTTGCCATGCCGTAACGAGTCTTGAACCCGATACGTGGTTGGAAGTCATTCTCGCCAACTGCACGTACCATCTGGAGAGGTACGTAAGGGCAGTAGAAAACACCAGCGTCATAAGGATTGGTGCCTTTGTAACCAACAGTTACATAGTCAGCAACCGCATATGGGTCGATGTAAACTTTAGTGCGACCATTGAGAACACCAGCAAAGGTGTTGCCTGTGTCATCTACGTTCAAAGAAGTAGACAGAGCAGGTGCATAGTCAAGCATACCAGCAGCAGTCAAAGCAGTAGCAACGTCTGAAGAACAAACGATGATGTTACCTTTACCACGACGAGTTTCTTTAGCGATGACGTTACATTCACGCTCTAATTGTACTAACAGACCCTTGAACTTTTCAACAGACCAACGACCATCAGCATCAGTTGCTAAGTCGAAGATACCAGCAGTTTGAAGACCCGCTTGAAGCGAACCAATCTTTGCTTGTGAGTTGATAGTACGAACGATTTCACGGTTGATTTCCGTGATGATTTCCGTAGAAAGGATGTTAGCAAGTTCAGTTTCAGCGTCAAGACCGTGAATTGCTTTCAAGTCTTGTGCGAGTTCTAAACTGTATTCTGCTTTGAGAGCACGGCTACGAGCAGTAACAGTTGCTTTCTCAATGGTGAAACCCATTTCTGCAAAAGCAGAACCGTCAGTATAACCTAACTTCTCAGCATTAGCAGTTGCCATAGCAGGCGAGTAACCTTCGGCGTAAGGGGTAGCGCCTAACCCACTAGGTACATATGCGTCACCAGAGTCAGCAATAGATGAGTCAGCAAGAGGTGCCAAAGCGCCCGGTGAACTGGTGTCAGTAACGCCAGCAAGACCAGACGGTCCAAGTGATCCGCTCTGAGATACTGAAGAGTCACCAGAGTAAGGTACAATTGCTTCTTGGAACAATGCTTCGTTCCCAGCAGTAGCACCACCACGAGTGGTCTTGTATACTGAACGCATTGCAAAGATAAGACCAGTAGGACCGGACATTGGTTGAACACCAGCAAGGTCGTATGCCATCAAGTTAGGCATAGCGCGACGAACGAGTGCAATCAGAACGGGGTTCCAGTTAGCATCGTTAGCAGTACCAGCAGCAGTTGCGCTGAAGTTAGTGTTGGTTGGACCTTCGTTGAGCATGCCGCTTTCTTTAGCGAATGCTTGCTCTTGGTTTTCGAGGATAGCGGCAGTTACCGAACGACGATGATTATCGCTGATTTTACCAGCAGATTCTTCGTTGAGGACGGGAGCCCATTTCTCGACTAATCGATCATAAGTTTCCATGTATTACTCCTTAGATGTTTTTTTGATAGCAGAAAGATATCGGTCCATAGTGCTAGAGGACACTGGTGCCCCTGCATCGCCTGACCAATCTTCTGTTAATTCTTCTTCTACTTGAACTTCTTTCTTGAAGTATGATTCTTTCACAGTTTTTACTTTATGTGAAAAAGATTCTTCAGATACGAAATCCAATGATGATACCAATGAACGCAACTTCTCAATTTGAGTGTCGGCAAGGTCACGTGCGCTTTCATTTACGATTGCTTCACGCTGATATGCTTCTAATTGCTCAGTCATATCCATAACAGATTTGACTTGCTCATTGACTTTTGCTTCAAGTTCTTCAACCTGTTCAGCAAGTTCATCAACTAGGTCAACTTTGGACTCGGGCACTTCGATGTAAGACTCTACAAACAAATCTTTCAATTTGCCCATGAATTCTTCAGCGACTTCCGTTCGGAGACCTTGCGCTACTGCGATTTGGTTCTCTTCCATCCATTGTTCAACAACATAGTTGAGGTAGTTATCAACTTTCTCGATGAGGTCTTCTCGCGTTGATTCGAGTTCTTCTTCGAGTTTTTCTTGATATTCATTTTCTAATCGCTCAACGACTGCTGAGACTTTAGAGTTAATAGCAGTTTCAAAAATGATAGCGGTCTTGGCTTTGAACTCGTCAGACAAAGTCTGCTCGTTTTCAACCAGAGCATTCAAATCGTCGCTGAAGTCATAATCTTCAACTTGAGGTGGTTTGCCAGCGCCATTACCTTGATCTTTGGGTTGATCCTTAGCACCGAGTTTATCACCCTTACGTGCTTTTTGTTTCTTCCCAGTTACTTCTGCTTTCTCTACTGACTTGATGGATTCATCTTCAGTTCCAACCGGCATTTGTTGAGTTTCCTCTAAGGACTCATCATCTTCCGAGAGGACTTCGTCGTGATCTAAATCAGACATAGTTTACTCCTTGTTATTTGATTTGAGTAATGAGAGGAAATTCTTATACTCACGTACTTGCGTCTCATAGAGATGCTTACGTGGAGCGGTTTTAATTTCAGTCTCCATCTTTTCAATTACTTGAGGTTCTATAACGCCATTATTCCAGACCCACTCCACACCTTCCATAATACCATTAACAAAAGCTGCGGGTGCAGATGGATCTTGGACAATGTCTACAGTGTTCAGAAGAAAATCTTCTTTCACGTACATTGTGCCGTTACGGTTCTCAAGACTACCCATACCACGAGTTGACACGCCTAGTTGAACGCCACCTTCGAGAAGACCTTTTACGATCTGACCCATAGGAGTATCCAAAATTTGTGCCTTTCCAATCACATCATTACCTTTCCATTCAAGGGCGGTAATGAGATGTGAAACTTTATCAAGATTGACAGTCGGACCTTCCGGATGATTTAACTCACCTACTGATCTTTTCTGTGCTACTTGTTCTGTGACGTATTTATCGACAGCACCTTCCATGATGCTCTTGGGATAAATACGCCCATTTCTATTCTTTGATTCTGCTTGTGCAAAGACTCCTTCGATAGCAAAGGACTTGGGTTTACCGTTTACGCCTTCGGTAATAACCGTCTCTATCGTTTGGTCCATGTATTCTGCAATTAATTTCATTTACATTTCCTTTGCAAAAGCAACACCCATCTTCTCTGCTTCTTTCTGAGAACGATAGGTATCTAATTTGTCACCATCGATATACGTGGTGAAACCTTTTTTATCTTGGTGAACCATGACGTTCACTTTACCGATCTTCTTAGAAAAGACATGATCCCCTTTGGGCATCTTGGATGCTTCTCGTATAACCTTGAATGTTTTCATACAATGTTCTCGATGTTTACAAACCACATTTCCCAAGTTCCTTCGTGTCTTTTCAACCTAGCGTTATCCATAATCAATGCCATTTCATCGGTGGGCATTTTTCTAGATATCGACCTAGTAGATATCAAAACTTCTTTTATGCCATACTTTCTCAGGTTACCAAAAATTCTTTTCAGTTTACCCGCATCAGGTTCTTCATAATGATGGTCCCATACAGGGAAAAATCTATGAAGAATGGCAGTCTCTATTCCATGTTCTTGGAACGGTTTGCCCTCACCCCTACTCGTTATTTCAAAATTATCGTCGTAGATACTGTTGCAAATATAATTGCACATACCATCTACACCATAAAAACTTCTAAACCTTTGGAAGAAAGCGTTCTGTCCTTCCCACTCTAAACCAACAATATCCTTACCTAAATTGTAATGTTTGAACCAGTATTCTAAATAACCACAACCACTTCCGAAGTTTAAGTATTTCACATCTCTATCTATATAATGTGAATACAACGAATGATGGTGGGTAAAATGATTCTCGTGTACCTTAGTACATAAGTACTGCATCAAACTTATGTTTTGTTGTTCTAGTTTAGTCGGATCATCTTCCTTTATTTTTATCCAGTTTTCGAAGTTGTCGAACAAATAACCGTAAGTCTCAACCAAAAAATTATCTATGGCATCTCTTGTAATATTGGTGTATAAAGATCCTACACCACGTCTTCTATCAAAATCTGCTAATTGTGAAATATTTTCTATAATCATACAGATATCAATTATTTATACAATATAAGATTTATACTTCGACTTCGCCAGTTTCAGCACCCAATGATGCATCTAGGTCTTCTTCGTCATCAAAGGAATCACCAAGATCTGCTTCAGGACTGTCGAATACAGCTCCGGCGATCTTTGCTTTCTGTTGATCTAATGCGTCACCTAGTTTACCACCTACCAAATCAGAAAAGGTTTTCTCTGCTTTAGCAAAATTATCGGTCTTCACCTGATCCAAAAAGTCTTCGATGTATTTTCTGTTTTGATCAACATCGGTTACTATTTCTGGTTGTTGTACATCTACTTCACTCATGCTATATCCTCGCTATGTAATGTGTTTTCTTCAAGTTATCTTTCAGTTTAGCACCAGTAGAACCTGCTGTTTGATGTTCTGAAAGTGTTTCGTCCCAGACCTGATCAGCGGCGGCATTCGCAATTGCAGTAACATCCGCTGGTGTAATCGCAACAGCAAGTGCTTCTACCGTAATCAATTCAACAATGTTGGATCTAACCAACGACACTGAAACACCGTTCGCAAATCGAAACGGTGTTTCACCGGCTTCTCTAGTATATAGGTTACCTGTTATAGTCAATGTGTAGGATGTTCCGTTAGGAGTAGGTTGTATTCTCCAACCGTTCTCTAAGAAGAAAGTAGTACCTAGATCCTGACTTTCAGTAATTGGGTCACCACCAACAGCAGTAAATGCCTTTGCCCATACAATAGGAGGAGGCGATTCTGTTGAAAACTGCGCCCACTCTTTCCAAGCAGAATACAAATCAGTTTTAACGTTTAACTCTGTGACCCCTTCTGCAACATAAATGTTTCTGTTAGCGCCATCAAATGATACCTTTTGGTTAGGATGACCTCCTGCTGCGGCAGTCTCCCAGTTCCACCAAGAACCATAGTTGAAAACTATACTAGGCATCTTACTGAATAATCTCTTTCCAGTTAATCGTGACCATCAACTTCACATTAGTATGCAATGCGGTACGAGTCTTCGCAAAGAAGTTCCAAGTTATACGTGAACCCGCAAATCCTTTAATTGTTCCTGCACCCTGTGCGCCAGCACCAACCAGTGACGTTGCATCAAGAGCAGGGCCAAGTGCGCCAGAACCGTCTGAGTCGGTATAGACTTCCGCAGTATTAATTCCAGTAGGTTTCAATAGAACCTTGGTGCCGTTCAATGACGTTGCATTGTCTAGGTCACTGAACTCTAACTTACCCTGATAACGATTGGTGTTTAATGGGAATGTTACTGCATGAATTTCATCTGACTTGAACTTCAGTAGTTCGCCTGTAGTGATTACCGCTGGATTCGTCGCAGAAATATTGGTGATTGTGTTTTCTTTTGTACCACCATCTTCGGAGAAGTTCTTGATAGATCCATACTGAAAGTTGTTGTAGGTATCTGTTAGTTCTGCTTCATATCTGCCTCTGAACATCTCGTATAACTGAACTTTACCAGTGCCTTCGTATGCACTATCACCCGCAAGTGGGTATGATACTTGAACTGCTGTTGTTGGTACATCCGTCCAGTTATTGTGATTAAGAATGGTATTTATTTCTGCTTTCAGATCGATAACAGCATCAACACCGTTGGTTGCAGATAGATCCAATCCATAAGCAGTAATAGATGTCGGCATAAAGAGTGCATGATCAACACGGCCATCTGACAACACTTGTTTTGGTGCAATCGAGAATAGATAGTTCCAATCACTGTCAATGTTTGCAGTTACAGATTGATGCGTAGATGCATACGTAGCGGGTTTTCCTAACTCGTTTAGATCCTTATTAGATTCAGTCCAAACTGACTGCGCCCAACTCTCGATATAGAGTTCTGTGAGTGGTGTTCCAGCGGTCTTGATTGATGTACAAGAAGGTAACGATGCGGTTTGAGTCATTGCAACCGTCTCAA